TGCTTTTAACTATTTATATGTAAAATGGTTTAAAACAAAGATTTGATTTGTATAAATAAATTATTATGACAGATAAATCTACATTCACTACAGAATTTGAAACTATAAGAGCAAACGGTTTAACACTTGATAGTGATAACAATATACTATCAAAAGATTGGACAGCAAGTTCTGTAGATTCCGATTATAAATCAAAACTAGCTAGCATGCATAGCATCAAAGATAGATGGAGAGCAGTTCACACTGATGTTGCAGATTATGTTCCAAGTGGTTCATCAATACTTGACTTAGGCTGTGGAGACAAAGATATACTCAATACAATTACTTGTACTGATTATCATGGTGTTGACGTAAATCCTGCAGCAGATGAGGTTCACGATTTAGATGGATCTCTTCTTACTTTTGATAGGACGTGGGATATTGGTCTTCTTGTAGAAGTACTTCAATTCATTGAAGATCCAGGTAGATTATTAGATCATTATAAACAGTATGCAACAAATTGGGTTTTAACAATTAGACCTATAACTGAAGAAAACATAGCTTTCAGAGAAAGTCGACTGACTTTTAAAAATGGTTGGACAAGAGACGAATGGATAGTATTCTTAAATGAGCATTTTACAAGCGTAACTGTAAGTGATGTAATCTTTACAGATATTGTAACTTATGGAACAGGATTTCCAAAACCATTTTTGATTGGTGTTTGTACACCATAGGAGATAAATTATGTCATACTCACCAACGTATGTTCCTCAAAATGTAATAAGATTATGCTCTAGAGCTTTTAAAGAACATTTTTTTCCAGAACAGTGGAAAGAGTCTGCACGATGGGGTGAAATATACGATACGATTACTACTAAGATTCCTCATAATTGTTCAATGCTTGATCTTGGTGCTGGAAACGAATTTATTAAAAAATATGCTAAACATAACGAAGACTATTTTTCAATAGATCTCAATAAAAAATGTATGTTACAACATGATTTAGATTTTGATCTACTTGATCTATGGCAGTACAGAGCAAAGGGTGGACAACCACTTCCAGCTAGTGCAGAAAGAAAGCAATGGGAAGTAGGTCTATGTGTAGAAGTTTTAGAATATATTAAAGATCCTGTTCGTATGATAAATCACTATAAACAGTTTGCAAAGAAATGGATTTTTACAAGTAGAGTTGGTCGACCTGATCATATCTACGAAGACCACCACCCATTACAAAACCGTTGGAGATCGCATGCTGAATTTGTTAATTTCATTAAGCCTTTATTTAAAAACGTCGATGGCTCAGTCATTCAAACTTCTTTAACTACATGTTCAGGAAAAATGAAACCTTTTGCCATGGTCGTTGCTTCTGATTAATGCAGGTAGAAATTCGGGTAAATGGACAGAAACGTTCTGCCGACGTGCCACCAGAGACTACGCTCTTAAAATTTCTAAGAGAATATTTAGACCTCACTGGTGCCAAGTTGGGATGCGACGTGGGAGACTGCGGTACCTGTACGGTTATAGTCGACGGTGAAGTAGTTAACTCATGTATTATGTTAGCAGTCAAAGCTAACGGTTCAGAAGTACAGACGATCGAAGGTCTGGCAAATAATCATCAATTACACCCATTACAAGAAGCTTTCGAAGAATTAGGTTCTTTACAATGTGGCTTCTGTGGTACAGGTATGTTGATGATGGCAAAGAAATTACTAGATGATAATCCTTATCCTACACGAGGAGAAATAAGAAACCATTTAGCAGGTAATTTATGTAGATGTACAGGTTACACAAAGATTATTGAAGCTATTGAATTAGCCGCTAAAAGAATAAGATTTAATGATCCTGGTTATACTGACTACCACTAATTCCTTCTTCTAATATATAAGCATTCTCTCTTAGTTCCTCTTGTGTATAAGAACTAAAATCATGGTGTGTACCAAATAATTCGAAGTATAATCCTTCGCAATATTTAATTAGAGATTCTCTTTCATCAAGAATAGAACCAGTATGCCCCATATATTAATCCAAGCAATAGAAGTATGTCAGCCGTTATTGAATAGACAAGATAGGCTCTGAACAACCAACGAGATATTTTCCGAGTACGGGTCATCTTTCATTCCTATTTGTCCTAAAATAAACATGTTAATGTATTTATATCAAGCTAAGAAATAAAGTACAATTCCACAGTAAATAACCATAGCAAAAAATACTACAGCTTCCCATTTAGGACCGAGTGGTTCTTTGCCTTTACCATATCTACTCATGATACCACACTTACTGCAATTGATACAATCAAAACAATACCCACAACAATTAATAGTGCTGTGTGTTTTGTTTTCCATACATTATCTAAGTCGATGTCCACGCCAAGCGCATCTAAATTTTCTTTCTTTTTCATATCATTATCTAATAGTCTTTTTAAAATCATAAATCACCAATGATGAATTATACCCATTACAATCATAATGTTAGTACTTAAGTAAACCAACACTATTATTGTTCTTATTATAGCGATAAGATCAGCTTCTCTATTTGATTTGCCAGTCTTATCGCCTAATGCTTTTGCCCAGATTCTCCACATCATCCTATTGGCTTATTCCATTCGTCAGCATAATATGCTTCTTTCTCTTCATCTGTATCGTCCATATAAAGTGCCTTTTGTTTTCGTGTATGACTTAAGTTACTATCATACGCATCATCAATGTGCGCCTTCGCTATAGCTTTATGTGGTGAAAAATAATCTTTAACTCCTCCGTTCTCTTTATCATGTACATATAAAGCAATGAGAGCATAATGTAAAACTTTCAAAAGATCTTTTCGATTCTTACCTTCTTTCTTTCCATATCGTTGTGCATACTTTAAAATATTACCTATACAGAATCCTTCACCATGACCACCATCTATAATAAACTCTGTGGCTTGAAATTGATTCTGTGAATAATGTTCATTATAAGTTTTATCCACATATTCTTGTAGTTGTCTTAATAGTTCACCTTCATTATATTTGTACATTATAAAAACTCCTCTAAGCTAGCTTTCTTTTTTAAGTCTAATTTAATTACTTCAATATCTTTATCGTATGCTCGATTCTTTAAAAAATCTCCCATATCTTTCCATTCACGTTTACTATTAATCTCATTGACGTTTACTTTATCTAAGTTTCGATTAATATGCTGGTCTGAACCAACATTGATGAATATTGCATCTTTCTTTCCTTGTTCTATAAAACCTTTCCATGCTTTTGCATCATAAGCAGATGTTGTTGGAAATGGCATTGTCTCTGCAATAGGATCTGCTTTTAAAAATGGTACAGTCGCTGAAATAACTTTTGCTTCACCGATTTCTCCTGGATGTATGTTACGTGCAACTGCAATTCCATGCGCTTCAGCATTTGGCCATCCGATCTGTAAAGCTCTAATCATTGTACCTGTAGATACTGCACACCATATTTGTGATGGTTGTTTTCCAAGTGAGTTTTCAATATGTACGGCCATATTAATAAGACCTGCAGTAACTGTCTTTTCACCAGTCAATCCAAATGGTAAGTACTTAGCATTGTTTCTTTCTGCCCATTCTTTCGCATAAGCATTTAACACTGGCATGGCTGCTATCTTTATAAATCTTACATCAACGTGGTCATAAGCAAACAATGAACCCTGATGATCTGAAACTGTTGTGCTAGCAGGACAAAAGAAGACCACTTTTTTGTCATACATTTCCGCTAACATTGCTATGGCGTCAGGGGCATGACCTTGGCGTGGCGCACAATATACAAGCGTATCTTCTTTTGTTTCTGCTATAACTCTTTCTGCACCAAACGCTTTTAATCCACCTGGTGCTAAATCTGCTCTTAACACATATTTGTCTCCAGCAAGGTGTTGTACTGCTGGAGGAGGACATTTGGTGTTAAATGTACCCCACATATCAAGGTATAATTGACGAGCTTCAGCTCTTGTCATATTTCCTGGTATGTCTTTGTTTCTTGTATCTGTGGTTACATTAAACATGTTGTTCCCCAATCGTTTCTACGATAATATGGTGGTGCTATGTGCACACTCGAACCATTTTCCATATATGTCTTAGCATATTTTTCTGGATCCATTGAATACCAATCTTCAGGTGGCATTACAACTCTGCCGTTTGATTTCTTATTTAGTAAATCAATAAATCTCATTGTTAAATCATATCGCTCTTTTCTTGTTCCAAAAAATGGTGTTCCTTTATAATAACCAGTTTTTGGCAATCTTCTTTCTTCGTATTCAACTGGAACAGGAGCTGCATATTTTACATCACCAAATTTATCGCCTTGTTTTACATATTCTGTAATCAGCTCTTCTAACTTATCATCATGCCTTAATAAGTGGTGTCTTATATCTATAGAACCATAACAGAATGTGATTTCTCCTTTTGGTGTCATACCTCTGAAATCCTCTTCTAATCCTCTTCTCAATTGGCCAAATAATGTTTTACCATTTGTTCTAAGTACTACATCATCTTTTCGAGAGAATGCAGATGTATGTGAATCACCTACAGATACGCCTGACAAATGAGTTAACTCTTGTTGTTTTAGTGATGGAACGTTCTTTAATCTTGCAGATAGTTTATCACACCACTCTTCAGTTATCCCTTCATAGGTGGTAGGTGCTTTTACTCTTGACTTTAATTGTGCACCAAGATCAGGCATATCAAAATCAAGTGAAGTAACATTAGCATGAGAGAATACACGATTGATGTTATCATATATTTGTTTATTTGCACCACCAAATAAGTTAAGAGCTCCGCTGAAGTTTACACCATGGTCAATAAAGATTTCATCATATTGTAAAACTTTATCAGAGCATTTATTATCGATATCTGCTTTTAATTGATCTGACCAAATAAGAGACCAACCTAAAACATGAGATGTTTTGAGTTTAGGTATGTTATACGTTGGATTTGTAATTACTCTCATTTCTTTAAACTAAATTTATTTGGAAATATCCATGTGTAAGGTATTCTTTTTGTTGGACTTTTTACACCATGAGTGATTGCAATGTGTTTGTAAAAGAAACATGTTTTATCTTCTACATTTAAATATTTTTGTGATGTCATTGGATTCTTTGGATGATTTACAAGTGTGTTCATCTGTTCTAACCACAATTCTGCGTTTGCATTCTTTGGAACGAATTTACCATTTTCATCAATATCATATCTAACTTTACCATTTAAATTCTTTCCACCAAATATTTGTTGCATTCCATCGAAGTGACCAGTTCCACCAAATAGTATTGATTCAGGATCTACGATATGAGGATATGACATAGCCAAATATCTTGATGCATTTTTACATGGGTATAAAGGACTTCGAAAAGCTTGATACTTTTTAAAATACTTTTCAAGTATCTTTGAATACTCCATCATCGTATACGGCCTATCTACGTTTTCAAGAGTGTGATGTAAAGCATCTGCTGCTTTTTTCGGTCCTTCTAATAACCATTCTTTTACTACAGTATCTTTTGGATAGTAGATTTGGAATAAATCATTTCGTGCATGCCTGTTTTTAGAAAAGTGTTCTCTACATGCATCTTCGCCTTCTTCCATTAATTTAGTAAGAGTTCCCCAATGTTCATTCGTAAAAGAGAATACAAGTGTATACCATAATCTATCTCGACTGCTTTTTACTTCTTGCATCTTCTCACAAAATGGATGCTCATGCCAATGCAATCTATGAGAAAAGATTTGATAATCTTCTTTAAGTAACTTATCTTCTCTCTTATCAAACTTATCACAGAACTCAAAGAATTTTTCGAATCGTTGTTCTTGTGTCCAATCTTTCATCCAACTTTCTTTTGGCTTATTACCTTTCATATCAACAATCGAAGTATTCTTATACTCGATGTTGTCATAAGGTTGATCGATAAATTCTGCTATATCTGCTTGCATTTGTTTTTATACTCTTCTACTGTTAGACCTGCTTCTTTTAACATTGCATCATCTGATGGATGGTTTTTAATACCATTAAAGGTTTTTACTATTCCCATATCTAACATTGCTTTCTGTCTTCCAAAAGGATGATCTGTAATTTTACATGATGACCATACTTTATCAAAGTTTAAATGATTATAATCATTTCCTGGTCGAATATAATTTTCTACCCATCTTATAAAGTCACAGCATACATCTTCTGCATTATATGGATATGAACCTGTGTCTTCATATATTTTTTCCATAACTTTATCAAGGAATATTTCTTTTTTCATTTTTTCGGTAGGATTAGCAAGGTAAGATATACACTCAACTGCATTTGTACCATAATAAAACATTGATTCTCTGTTAACATATTGTGGGTACCAATCAGCAACATCTGCAACTACAGCTGCATATTGGAATTGATACTTTCTTAATCCGTGATTTACATTCCAATCTAACATGAATGAACCAATCTCTCGTAAATCTCTTTTACCTCCACTTTCCAACCATTCTGCCATTTCTCTTGCAAGTTTTGGAGCATACTCTGATAGGAAATAATCACCGCCTCTTTTATATGGTTTGCCTTCAGGTATTTTTGGAAATGCAGGAAATTGATAACCAATAGAAGTATAGAATGGTTTAGGATGTTTGTTTACAATCTCAACCATTCCTTCGATATCTTTTGCTCTATGTAAATTAAATAGAAGCGTATTGTAATAACCTGAAGGTTTAGTACCATAATTGATGGCTGAACCAGTAACCCTATGTAATATAAAAACGTATAACCATTCAGGTAAACCAAAGTCTTTATGTTTTCCTGTCCAATCTTTTGCTACTGCTTCTCTTTGCATTGTGATCTTACCAGCTTCCATCTTTTTCCAATATGGATGCTGATCAGTCCAACCATAAAATACATCGTTGACTATCTGAGAAAATCCTGCATACTTACGTTCAACTACATCATATAATTCAACGTTACACATAAGATCGTCAGGTATACCTGATTCCATGTGAGGAACCATACCATAAGGCTCTTCGCTAGAAACATTACAAAGCTTTTGTTGTTCTAAAGCAAGAGAATAGTATCTCAGAAATTCATCGTAGTATTTAGTAGTTTCAATCGACATATATTTGTTCGTATTTACCATTGATATATGCCCAAGCACTATCAAACCGATATGATTTTCCAGTTCTTTCAAACATAATTACAAAACTATATTTAGTTTTTCTTTTTTCTGTTAATTGCTTGATGTGTTTCTGCTTTCCTCCTGGTGCAAATGTTTTAACTTCTGTCTTAACACCATTTGTGCTGACTAAATCTTTCCACTTGTGAGGATCAGTTTTAAACCCAAGGTGTTTTACTAAATAATATTCAGCAAAAAGACCATCATAAGTATTTTTTACAATTGTTGGAAAATCTCTTTTTTCCCAAACAGAAGCCTTTTTATGTTCATATGATTCAAATATCCTAGCTTTTTGTATTACGTGTTTAGTAAACTTACCAACCTCATCAACCAAAGTCTGATCAAAAGTTAATCCTTTTAATTGGTCTATAACTACTTGTTGTTCAGGTGAAATCATATTTCTTCGTCACTTAGT